ATAAAGCTGAACTTGGCTCACGAGACGAAACCGATGCTATAAAAGCCCTTGCTCAAGCAATGGGCGAAGAAAACACAGTACGTCAACGCCGATTGTTTTTACTAGATACAGAGATAAAAAAACGTCAAGGATTACTACGGGCTGCTCCAGTGTCCGGCACCGTTGAACTAGGCCCAGGTGGCCCGGGTTTCAGCGGTGGTTTTTCTGCTAGTCAACGCCAGCAAGCAAACGAACAAGCTATTTTACGCATCCGTCAAGAAGAAAATAAAATACGCAGGCAAAGTCTAGATATTGCTTCAAGAGAAGAACTATTTGAACTGCGTTTAGGGAAAATTTTAGATAGAAATGCGAATGCTCTCAAACAACGAGAAAAAACAAGAGAAGCTACAGGTAACGCCATTATTGGTGGCGCCTTTCCGCTGCTTTTCGGTCAAGGCTTAGGCGCGTCTATCGGCGGCGGTGCTGGCGGTTTTGCCGGTGGTATGGCCGGTGGCCAGTTTGGTTTTGGTTTGTCCCTTGTTGGCACAGCCCTAGGAAGTGTATTTGACCAAGCTATACAGTCTGCTAAAGACTTTTCTGTTTCTTTACGTGAAGGCGGCGACGCCGCAGGCTATCTCGAACAACAACTTGGGTATCTAGACCCATCCATCAAAAAACAAATCCAGAATCTACAAGCATCCGGGCAAACAGCTAAGGCCGCGGAAGTAGCATTTAATGAGCTTGCTAGGCAAGTAGGGGTCGAAAATGCCGCAGCATTTAAGCAATTAGGCGATAACACATTTGTATTTACAACAGGTTTTCAACGACTCGTAACAACAATTATTGCTGGCGCGGCCCGTATTGATGATGCGCTAAAACCCATACGAGACCAGCGTTTGCTCCAAGGCCTAATTAGTGCGGTACCCGGAGTAAACGCTGCTACTTTAGTAAGGGGAGCAACAGACTTTATCAGAGGTTTTGGTCAACAACCTGGCGCAGGTACCGATGCACAAACAATCGCCGCAAGAGAAAGAACAGCCGAACTTACTAAAAGTAATGATTTACTGCGCTTACAGGTCCAACTAACTACAGTAAACGCAAAAACAGACCTGGATCGCTACGTTACACTACAAAGACAAACAGCCCAAAAAGAATACGAAAACGAACTAACAAAAATTAGTCTGCAACTTAAGAAAGGCGAAGTAGACCTGGCGCAAAATGAACAACTTATACGAGCAGCAAACTTAAACCTATCCATAAAATTAGGTGAAATAGAACGCACCCGCACACAAGAGTTGACTCGACGAGCAGAAGAAGCACGTCAAGCCGCCGAACAAGCTGCCCAAAAAGAAATCCAAGCAAGAATCCAAATACTAAATTTACAGAGCCAAGTCCTTTCTGTGTTTGTCGAACAAACACAAGCCCAAATTGCACGGGAAACTTTCCTTAAAGGCGAACTAGGCGGCCTCGAAGCCCAACTCCAAGCACAAGATAAAATCGCGTTCGCTAAAGAAACAGCACTGGAACGCGATCGCCAAGCTGCTTTGCTGGGCACAAAAAATGTAGAAGAACAAAACCTGATCAATGCCGCGTATGCAAGACGTCTCAACCTGCTGCAACAACAAAATGACTTGGAAGCAGCCCAGGCTGAACGCCGTAAAAACAGACTGCAACTAGAAAAAGAACTAGCAGTAGTCAAAAGACAGCAGGATATTGAGGATAGTGTTTCAGGTATCCGACAACAGCAACAACAAGTATCTTTTGACATCGCTGGTTTTACTAGACCTGCAGACCAACTAGAACAGGAAAAACAACTGTTTGAGCAGCGTATGCGCTCGCGGCAAACTCTGTTGCCTATCGAACGGGAAATAGCAAATCTTACCAAAGAAATAAACTCCGGGTCTTTAGACACAGCCGCACTAGAAGCGAGACAAGCAGACCTCGCTTCGCAGCAAGCAAAGCTCGTCCTGATGCAGCAAGAGCTTGGGCTGCTGGACCAACTGGAACACCGGCAACTACGCCTGCAACAATTCTTCGAGCGCTACGGCCAACTCATCCAAACAGCCAGCGGAGAGATCGCCAACGCCGTTACTTTTGGCGTAGCGGAGATGGTACGCGGCACCAAGACAGCCGAGCAGGTATTTGCCGACTTCCTAAACGCGATCGGCAACGCCCTTATCAGCGCTGCCCAACAGATGATCGCCACCTACATCGCAATCGGCATCGCCAAAATGTTCGCCGGCCTCGGCGGAGGCGGTAGCGCGAACACCGGCACATCTGTGGGTGGTTTGCCTGGCTCCAGTCTCCAAGGCGGTTTTGCTAATCCACTTGTTGGTCAGTATTCAACGCCACTTGCATTTGCAGAGGGCGGTTATGTAACAGGACCGACCAGCGCGATTGTGGGCGAAGGCGGCGAATCTGAGTACATCATCCCAGCCAGCAAGATGCGCTCCGCCATGAGCCGGTATGCTGCTGGCGCTCGTGGCTCTGCGGTCATCCCGGCTGGTGACGACACCAGCAGCGGCGGCGGCACCGCCACAATGGCACCAGCCGCCATCGACGTGCGCTACACCGTGGAACGCATCAACTCCGTTGACTACGTCACCGCCGACCAGTTCCGCACTGGCATGACCCAAGCCGCCCAGCAAGGCGCCACGCAGGGCGAACAGCGCACCCTCCGCCGCCTGCAGCAGTCCCGCGCCACCCGTAGCCGCCTCGGCATGAACTGATGGACACCAGCTTCAAGACTGAAATAGCACTGGGTCACATGCTGACCGCCAAGCCCCGCACGGACGGCGCATCCCCGCTCTACTTCCAAAACTTCTGGATCAACGAAAACGTCGCATACAACGGCAACACCCACGGCTTTCTGCCTTTCGGCTTCTCTGGCGTCACGGTCAACCGCAGCGGCGACAACCAGTCCACGCAACTTGCCCTGCCCAACAACTCGCTCAGCCGTAGCTGGGCCTCCACATTGGTCGATGGTAGCTGGGTGGTGCTAGTGGACATGCTGATGCTCAACCCCGACAACAAGTCCGACTACCGCGTGCTCAGCTCCTACGCAGGTCAAGTGGCCGGCGCCATCTGGAGCGACGCCGAACTCCGCCTGGAGATCTCCTCTGTCATCGACGCAGTTGGTGGTGACGTACCAAGACGCCGCATCACTGAAGACGTGTTTGGCCCACTGCCCACCACTGCCCAGGTCCGCCTGAGTTGATGTACGACCTGATCGGTCGCCCCTACCGCCTCGGTGCAGACGGCACAGACCCTGATGGTGCCATCGACTGCATCCATCTTGTCTACACAGCCCTCGACCGCCTCGGCATCACCACCCCCGCCTTCGACCCATCTTGGTACGACGCGCCGCCTCGTCAAATCATCAAGGCTATCCACGGCTGGGGACGCCGCGTGCTAGATCCTTTGTATGATGGAGACGTGGTTCTCCTACCACACAAGAATTACGCTTTCGGGACAGTTTGGCAGGACGGCATCCTCTACATAACAGCCAGTCTGCAAGCGGCCACTTGGCACCCGCTTACAGCGTTTCCTGCACTCCGCTGCTACCGCAGCAACTGCTCCCCTACGAGCGCCAATTAGTCCAGGAACTGGGCTGCACCGAACAGGAATACCTCCAGTTCAAGCAACGCATCGACTGGCTCAGTCGCGAACGCCCGGCGGAGTACGCGCATATTCCAGACGTACAAAACGATGCTTTAACTGTTGCGATTATTTCACTGGTCCTCGGCGTTGTTTCCCAAGGCCTTTCGCTGCTACTGGCGCCCAAGCCGCCATCGGCGCCCAAAGGGATTGAAAACCGGCAGCTAGATAGCATCGTCGGCCGTGACCGCTTCGCCCCGACATACGGCTTCCAGGCCAGCCAAGAACTAAGCCGCTACGGCGAAACGATTCCCATTGTCTTCGCCAGGCAAAAGTACGTTCAACTCCCTCCCAGCCGCAGCGACTTCTCCTATGTCGGCGGCATCATGGTCGCCCCCAAGCTGGTGTGGAGCCGCATGTACTCCCACGGCAGCTACCAATCCGTCGACTTGGTCTTCCTGCTGGGACAGTCTCCCGTATCCAGAGGCCCATACGACACAGAAGCAGCCCGCAACGAAGACCGCGCTGGTATCTACATCGGCCAAGCTCCTCTTGATGCACTCCAAGAATCTGACTTCCGCTGGTATTACTATTCCGGCGGTGAGCCAGTACCGAATAGCTCCGACTACCGACCAGCAACATTTGAAGGTAACAAAAATACAACTGGGCAAAGCAGGCTGCTGGGACTACATCGTCGATACGGAGATTTCTGGATTGGCGAAGGCGAACGCGACAACGCATTTAGAAACCACACATTTAGCGGCCTGGAAAGCACAGGGTTTAGCCATGCTTATTCCTTGACTAATCGCGCCGTTTTTGGCGTGTACAACGGCTTACCGAACGGCACGCCCTACCGCCTTAACTGGGAAATCGTGCCCTATCCCGGCGCATCCTCAGAACAGGCCGGTCAAACCCCAGTTGCCAAGCGCTTCCAGATCGCCGGCAACCCCAAAATGGCTGGCGTGGGACGTAACTATGCTCGCCAGTTCGGGATCGTCGAGCACATAAGAAACGGTCAGGTGACAACTGCACCAGGCGATCGAAGCCAAGGCTTAAAAGTAGACACGCAAGTAGGCGATCAAATCACGATCATCTACAACGAGGGGCGCGTCAGGGACGAGCTTTACTACGACAACAACAACCCCAACATCGTTGCAAACAAAAACCGCAACACAGGCGATGGCTTTTTGTACGCCAACCCCGACGTTAATGCCGTCGACAACCGACAAGTCCGCGATGCCATCCAAGCCGAACACGAACAGCAAGATGACTTACTGAAGATCGGCACTAAATGGATGATTGGTAACTGTATTTTTCAAGTTACCGCCAGAAATCCAGCCAATACAATATACGATCGCAGCGACT